GTTGAAGAGGAATTGGATCTTGCCGAACGACTGGATGGAGATGATATAAAATTTTCACCAATAGTTCCAAAACGTAGGGGTTTTCCGAATTTGTTTAAGAAAAAGAAAACTCGAGAGGCAATTTGCGTCTCGACACTGGATATTAAAGCTCTAGGTGAAGAAACCTCTGTTCCAGAGGACCCTCTTTTAGGAATTTATAAACAGATTTGTTCAAGTGTGCCTAAACTTAAAGATGAGATGATAATGGTTCCTGATTCTGGAAGGGAGATTTACAATCCCGACCGGGTTTCACATGTAGTTTCAGCAATGTTACATAAACCAAATAAGACTTTTAGATTACCTGATAAAAAGAAAGCTGGTGAATTAAAATCCGATTTTGATGTTTGGCGTGTGCCAAAAATAGAAAGTCAACTCCGAATTAATTTAAACAAAGACCAATCAAAAGAATTGATTAAAGCTTTATTTTATGTTAAAAATCACAAGGGAACTTTAAGGGAACTTACTATGGGTTACACTTTTAATTATTCAGCGGCTCTTTCACGCATGACTTTAGTTGAAAATTATTGGGATACTGAAAAAAAAGTGGATTCTACAACTAAACGAGGATTGGATCTTCTTTCGGATTTGGTTTTGGTTTATGATTGTTTACACTCTTCTTTAGATCGGGTAGCAGCAATAGAAATAAATATGGATGTTTCTTCAGATGATGAAAATTGTAAAAAAGTTTTTGGGAAAAATGTTTCAAGTTTTATTTTGCTTCCAATTTCGGGTTCTCTTGCTTTGGGTATTACAGTGGTTGATAGTTATTCTCGGCGGGATCATTTTGCAACTGGTGTGACAGTAATCGCTTGTTTAACAGCTATTGGTTTAGGTATTTATGGTTTGTATCGTTATTTTAAGAATGAATGTCCTTTTGAACGCTTGTTATCTTTGAATGTTAAGGGTAAGTTTGATTGTACGAATGTGGCGGCAACGTATGAATATCCTCGTGATGTACCATTTTGTAAAGTTAAATGTGACTTTTGCGAAAAACATAAAAGTAAAATTGGAATTTTAGCAGAGAAACTCAGAATAGATGGAATACCAAACTCTATGTTGAGCCAGCTTGCAGTTCGTCTGTGGGTCATTCAGCATAGTGGAACAGCTTTAGATTTAGAAGAGGTTCAAACTTTAATATCCTCCCACAAAACTCAATCGACAGCATCTTTTATTTCTTCTTTAATGTCTGGAAAATCTCGAAAACAGAAAAATGAAAATTCTTTAGCTTCAGGGAAATCACGAAAACAGAAAAATGAAAATACGTTAGCTTCTGGTATGAAAGGTCAAGATTTTTTGAACGCAGAATCGCTTATTGATGAGAATGCTATTTCTTTGGGGGCTCACATAATGGAACATAATTTTTTTACTATAACTTGTCACCATTTGGGTGGCAGCTGCTCAATGAAGGGTTTTGGCTTGTATCAAAATGTAGCAATAGTTAACGCTCATATAACATCCGTCGTTCGCGGCGATTATCTGGAAGCAGTGAGATCTCTCACTATTAAACATAAGGGTAAAGAATATCAAGTTAAAGAAATCTTGGGTGGTAGGAAAAATGTTGATTGTTATTTAATTGTAGTAGACACAAAACAGGCCATTTTTAAAGATATCCGTAAAAATTTGGTTAAGGCTGATACATTAACTGCAAGATTAAATTATAGAGCACAGTATCCTTACGCAGTTCAGAACGGAGGTTTTAACTGGAAGGATATTGAGGTACAGGCAATAACAAATCATTTTTTTAGTCCAGATGGAGAAGTTAAAACAATAGTTGGCTTACAGTCTCAAAATTTAGAATCAAGGGCAGGCCAATGTGGTTTGCCTCTTATTTTACATCAAGCAGAATCTGGTCCTAGGAAAATAATGGGTATAGTTATGGGTCATAATAAGAAACCTTCTGGCTTTGCAATTCTTTTTCAACACATTTGTTTGGAATACATTAATGAAATTCTGGCACTTGGTCCTTCTTTTCATAGATATAACTCTGGCGAGCCTGCAATAGATCAAATTTTTAGAACAACACAAATAGTTAAAAGTGGGGATCTCGATGGTCTCCATGAACCAAATAGTGAAATATTCCATGAACAAGATGAAGAGTTTATAACTAGTTTTTCAGAAGAACATGTTAATTTTGTTCCAGAAGATATGATTGAATTTCAGTACACTCGACCTTCACGCATTCCAGATCGCTCGGGTTTGCTTCGGCATCCCTTGCATGGGGCTTTTGAAACATCAAAGAGACCAGCACCAATGCGAATCTCCGAGTTACCTGATTCAATTTATGAAACTTTGAAAACAGACAATCAAGGGAAATTAAATTTAGTTTTAACTTTGACAGAAAAATGGACAGATGAAGCGGTACAAATTAATCCTGGGGTTTTTGAATTTTTGGGAAAATTTAGACAGTCAATGTTTGATTATTTTTATTTGTATTTATCACAATATCGTTTTGGTTTGATTGAAGATTATTTGAATCCTTATCCTTTAGTTAAGCATCAATATGTAGTTGGTGAAGCTGGTGGCGTAGATCATAAAACTAGCTTGGGTTTTCCTTTTAATCGCAGTAAGAAAACTGTCTTGGATGTGACTCTTGAAGGAGTGAAATCTTGGAACGGGACTCCCTTAGCCAATCAAGTAAAAGAACGAATTGAATTTAAAGAACAGATGGCAAAACAGGGAGTACGGGTCTATTCGCCTTTCACGACTTGCATCAAAGACGAATTGAAAACAGTTGGAAAAAAACCACGTTTATTTGCAGCGGGTGCTTTTGATCATGTGGCTTTATTTATTAAATATTTTGGTGTTTTCAAGGCTGCTTGGATGAATGAAAGATCTAATTTGTTTCATGCTGTTGGTATAAATGTTGATTCTTCTGAATGGACCATGATGGCCAATGAGCTTGAAGGGTTTTCACAATATTGCTTTGGTTTAGATTACAGGGATTTTGATGGTAGAATGTCTTCGAGTATTTTAGGCTGGGTTTGTGATTTGGTTAATGATTTAATTTTTAAGATTGAAAAAGAACAGAATGTAACAACTGCAGAAGAGAATTTTGCAATCCGGAAAGTTTTAGTTCAAGAT